TCTGCAATCTGTATCGTACGCTCAACCTGAATACGCTTCGACATAGATTTGTTGTTAAAACTGTGTATCTTGTTACGTTCTCTCTTAAACTCTTTAAATGCTTCCCTCTCTTCCTCGCTAAGATACTTAGGCTCTTTACTAAACGGGTATTTAGGTAAGCTTAAGTTATCTTTTGGTGGAAGCCCTTCCCACAACTGCCCGCTATCCCAACATTGACGTAAAGTTTCAACTACAAACTTATTAATACGCCAAGGTGTCTGCTGTAAGGCGTTTACACACGTATACTCATGCGACAACTCACAATCCATCAGCTTGTTTACGTAGTCTTGTACAATCTGTCTCATGTCCACACCCTCACAAAAGGTAGTTGGTTAATATGTTCTGAGTAATAACCACCTCCCCAAAAGTCATCCCAATCCTTTGGCGGTATAATACAAGGACTATACCTAGGTAGTGCTGTGCTGTTAGTTTCATTAAAAGCATTTACCCACTGTTCTGTCTCTGCTGTGGGGACTACCAAATAAGTAGTTTTCTTTTTAGTTATCTTTTTCTCTAGTTTAACTATACCTGTATATTTAATAATAAAATCAACTAGCTTCAAACCAACGTGTAACCTGTGTTCGTGTGTCCAGTGCGGTATATCTAAACCATCCGCAGCAATCTTGTGGTCAAGCCCGTATCTTTTATGGTCAAACCCTTTATCTGATTTTTGATTAGCCAAAGCGATCAGGTTTGTTGCTACCTCTTTATCAATAGTTAACCACTTATCTAACCTAATTTGGGTTTCTATTTGTATCCCTATAAACTTAGCGACACCTAAAAGCGTGGGCTTTCTAATCATGTTGTCAACTAAACATATCAATGCAAGGTAAGCCATTTGACCTACGTCACAATCTTTAGTCAGATTCTTAAAAGTAGACGTAGTTACTAAACTGTTGCTTGTGTATTCTTTTATACCGTCTAACAATGGCTCAACAATGCCTTTGATGATAGTACGACCATGCTTAGTTTTAGAACCTAAATCCTTACCCAACAAATCATCTAACGTTTTGTTGTAGCGGTGTATCCCTGACTGTACCATGCGGTACTCTAACTCTATTTGTTCATCCAAAGTTGCCATGCCTTTACCTCGCGTTACGCCACCATTCGGTGGTTGTGTGGCTTTACTCATAACTACCTACGATAGTGGAGCAAAGGATAAATTGTTTTATGTTGGTATTGCTAATATATTTAAAATGTAACAACGGAAGCGTAGGAAGGATTAAACGTCTTTTAAGTCCTTTGTGTCTACCATTCCACCACGAGGCTATTCCCAGTTTTCTGCCGTTTTCTAGTAAATCAGCCTCGTAGTTTGTTGTTATTTGCGCCACTTTACGCCACATCACGCCACCGCTAATTTTCCAGTAAATCGACACCGTTAACCAGATCGTTAGGGTTCAATTTAGCATATTTTAGCGTAGTTGCAATGGTTGAGTGACCCATCCATTTTTGTATCCGTTCGATAGGTAGACCACGTTGCACCAGTCTAGTGGCACAGGTATGTCTCCAAGTATGCCAACACTTATCTTCAAGTCCTAGCTCCTTGCGTACCTGATCCCAATACTTACGATACGGATAACTATGTACGTTATTGTCAAACTTACGATTACGTACAATCTCTTCTGCTCTCTTAGTTAAAGGTACAATGAGAGGCTTACCGTTCTTACGTTGAGATACGTGAACGCCATACACCTTGCTACCATCCTTTCTAACGGACTTTAGTGGTACTAGTGTAGGATCATACTTCAATACTTCCGATGCCCTCATACCTGTATCTACGGATACGATAGCGTAGTCGTGTAAGTAGTCCTGCCCTATCTCTTTAAAACGTTTTAGTATCTTCTGCTCTTCTTCTTCAGTAAACCAGACTAACCGCTCTGTACCTACCTCACTCAATGTTTCAATGTAAGGCATCTTACTAAGCTTGTTATTGTTGTAAGCCCACTTGAGCGTCTTGCGAAGTATAGCTAGGTGGCGGTTGATTGTGCCATTAGCTTTTGTCTCGCGCATCTCCTTAACCCATGCTTCAATAGCAGGAGTATCAATACGATTAATAGCCGTATTCTTACCCCAGTAATTCCGAAGCGCATTCATAAGGTTAATGACAGCGGGTTCATTCTTACTACCCTTCCAATACTTATTATATGTTTCCTCCATAGCATAGCTAAACTCACAGTTAGAGGTAGTACCTGTGAATGGGTTCAGTTCAACCCTCATCGGGTCACTGCCCTCAGCTATAGCTTTCTTCCATTGTGCCTCCAGTAGTGTAGCATCTTCCTTAGTGGAGACAGTTCTACGATAACGCTGACCGTTGGTTGAGACATACACTTCCCAACCTGATCCTCTAGGGTTTACACTCATGCTATACCTCCAGTTAGATACACTGCTACGCAACCAATCGCATAACAAGTACCGCAGTATAGTACGCCTTCAAATATAAAGTTCATAGTTTAATCCTCCTAGTCAATGCCTTACCCTTGGCAGTTAATTCAACAAACTTCTCAATACGTCTGTCTGGGTTTTCGTATAGTTTTATTAAGTCGTGATCTACTAGCACTCGTAAGTTTCTACTTGCACTAGCACTGGATGTATCCATGAACTCACCAACATCCATAACTCTCAGCGTCTCTGAATTAACAAAAGTACGTTGAGCGATAATTACAAAAGCATACACAGTTTGAATGTGCATCCAAGCGTCAATCTTTCTGAACTCCGTCAGTATTCTTATGTGTTCTTTTAAGTCTCGACCAGACAATACACCCTCCTAACCAACTGACAAAAAAGTCAGCCTTTGTTTTGTACATCCTTGGTAGTTTGTGCCATCCATACAGGCACTTACCCAAAGATACTTCATAATGATAAAACTTTAATAGCATTATATCTCCTTTGTCAAGTTTCTACGGAAGCGTATCTAAAGTAAAACGTTTTACAAATCACTAGTAAAGTTCAATAATGATTCACTTTGAATCAGCTTTTTTACTTGACTTGAATCCTGAATCCGTTTTTTCTGGGGATAACTTCTTACCGAATATCTTATCCCAGTTGTCATGAAATTTCTTGATGTCTGTTTTACGCTGTCGATCACCCTTGCCATAGTCCGATGCTTCGCTCATGCTCCCTGTACCTCCATCTCTTTAATCATAATGTCTAGGTAGTCCCTGCCGCCCTCTCGCACTACTTTCTGTATGGCTTCCTGTTTAGCTTTACCCTTAGTCCATACACTGTGGTCATCGCTATGATAGTACAGGAAGTCCTGCTTGCGGCACTGTTCTTCAAACTCTTTTAATGTTGGTAGGCTCATGTCCAGTTCTCCCCTAGTTTAATTTCTTCCACCTCGTTACCATGAAACTGGTTGTAATCATTGCACTGGTGCGCTGTTACTTTCCATTCTTCATCTTGCTCTTGGTAATAGACAATAACCTCGATTTGGCTGTCCCAGTTAAACTTGTACTCGCTATCGCCTAAGACATCACTTCTAGTCTTACCCGCTATTGAGATACCCGCGAAGACTCCCTGTACAAACTCTCGAATCAGGTTCATCTTTTTAGTGTTAATCCACATCATTCAGTGCCTCTAATAGTTAGTTACAATTTGTGTTACGCCACGTTTCTTTTCAAACTCTAAGTATTCGAGCCATGTGTAACGCGGTTCAAAGCCTTGATCTTCCAAGTCCCACAGCCTTGCGCGTTCCTTGCGAATGGCTGTATTAATATCTTCAAGTTCTGTTTCTACTACTGGGTTAGCTGTTAACATATTGTGTTACTCCTAGTAATGGTTCGGTAACTAATAACTCTACATTGAATACACCGACAATTATAACACTAGCTGTCAAGATAAGTAAAACTTCTTTAATACACATAATTACCTCTTTAAAAAATTGAAATTAAAAATGTTAAAATTAATAAATCGATAAACAGATCGTAATTAAGCATGATTACCTCGCTAATAAATTAAACAATAAGTTGCTACGCAGTGTCTTAAGGTCTGCCTCCCCGATAGAGTGCAACTCGTGCAACTCTATACGGTACATTTGGCAAAGTCTAAGGTCCAGTTCTTTATCAAACATGAGCAGTCTCCTTATTGTAGCCGCGCCAGAAGCTAATGTAACCCGCGTGGTAGCCTTTCTTACAGTTACCATAGACAATCTCAGGGTCTCTGCGCTTACGGAACCTAGACGCGATGATGTACTGTCTGCGCTTAGTCTTAATCCAATAGCGGTTAACGTCTTTATCTTCCACTACGTACGCGCCTAGTTTCTCCGCTACCGTAGCAATTAGGTTTACTGCTTTCGCGCAAGCGCGTGGTGATGCCTTACTGATTAACTTTAACATTGGTATTGCCTCTTAGTTGTTTGAACGTGAAAAGTGATTATTGATCGGATAACGTTTACAGTGTAGATCGTAATCTGCTACCCAATCGCCTGATAAATCATTACAAATATAGTCGCTGATTGTTTCTTCAGGGTTGCGCTCGTATTCTAGCACATAATCAAACCATGCTACAAGGTCATCGCCCTTAGTTAAATAAATAGTTCCTATATCGCAATCCTCGACAGCCTCAACAGCTTTGCTGTAGCTTTGCCCTTGGTAGTCTATCTCGCCCTCGCATCTAACCTCGATACCATAGCCGCGAGTAAGACCCCATTTGATTAAGTGAATATGTGCGGGTTTCATTTTAACACCTCCTCTAATAACTCGTTTAGTGCTTCCCTAGTGCGGGCGTATTTTGCCGAACAGTTAGCCTCCTCCCCTTGGTTGTATAATTCCAAATCATTAACTAAACCGTTAACAGTATTAATAACTGCTTTAGGATCAGCTGTGTCTACTAAAATGTTGTAGCCAAAAAGTTTAAGTTCAATTTCCATGCTATTGCCTCCGTAGGCGTTCATTAAGTTAGTGATACTATGGTCTCATAGGTAAAAATAAATAACAACCCCATTCACCGCAGAAAATGCCCCTCTTATCGCAACCGTCAAAACTGCCGTCAAAATACTATCATGTTTCAAGCGTCAAAATACTATCATGTTGTTGCGAATGATTCTCATTAACATCTGGCGTAGTAATCCAGGCTAAATGCAAATGAGAATCGTTATCGTTTAGCCTATGCCGCTAGTCTTAAGGTCGGGATAATGTTGCTATCGACTATGAATGGTGAATCACTGAGTTTAGCCGCGTTGCCTTTTACCCGTAGCCCAATGATCTTGCCGTAGTGTTTCACATTGTCGAGGTCGCTAACGTCACCATCGACAACCTCGCGACCCATCCATTCACTAGGTAAACCATTCTTAAATACTACCGTCATAGGCGCGTCAGTCTTAAGCGCAATCTCAACCTGTTTAGCGTACTTGGGAGCGGCTGAATAGCTGAACATTAGCTTATAGTTTGATGGCGTTTTGCCTAGGCGCGCGGCTCGCTTGGTGTAATCGTAAAAATAAATAGATGGAAAATCTTGCGGGATATTGTGTTTTTCCCAAGCTATATCAGATAGCACATTAAGGCGCACTATAGCCTTTTTCCCGTGTTTTGCCGCGTACTTGGTGAGGTTGGTTAGCTCCCGTCTTAAGTCGCTTAGAAAGCCCTCTCGGTCATTCATATAATAGTCAGTCTTAGCTTGCCGCGCCTTATTGACTGAAGTGTAAACTTGAGCGAGTCCGCTAGATTTTAGACAATCATTAAAGCAATCCGCATTTAAACTAGATGGGCATAGCTCCAGCGTAGGCATTAGTGAGAGTCCAGCTAGTACTACAGGCTCGCTCTCACCCTTAGCTGTTTTGATTAGTTTGGTATTTGAATCACGTGATAATAGTTTCATCTTATTCACCTATTTGATTAGTTTAATATGTAAGTCATAAGCTAGCGGTACAGGATAATTCTCGACGCTTTCGCTATCCTGTAACCAATCCCAAACCATAGTTTCCGCATCAGTTTGGCTATCAGCTACCACCATTATAGAACCGTTTTTGTTACCTGTATAATACGCTTGGTATTTATTCATATTGTCACCTATTGGTTGAGTTTAATTAATATAAGAGAACCACCTCGCTAGAAGTGGCTCGATATATTAACTAGCCATTGCCTCGTATCCGAATAGCTTTTTATATTGCTTGTTAAATGCGTATTTTTCCGCCTTGGGTAGCTTGTCCCATAGCTCTAAAACTTTATCATAGGCTTTAGACTCTGCCCGCGATTGTCGCTCTTCTGTTTTATAGAACTTTGCAGAGTCGCATTCTATAAGATCGAGTTCCGCTTGGTGCATATCTACTAAACGACAATATTTTCTATCCGCATTAAATAGCTTGTTAACGATTGTTTTATACATAGTGTTAAACGGTGCTAGATGATGCTGTTTTATAACGTAGTCGCTATATTGTAGATATTCGTTAGCGTACGCATCCGCGCCTTCTACGGTTGCAAAGTTATCATGTATAAAATCATCCACCATTAAAGAATAAACAACAGTCGCGCCTAGATCGTTTTTAGTAAAGTTTGTCATATCTATATACCTATAATTAATTGAGTGAGGTGTTATTACACCATAGCTAAAAACATAAAGCAAACGCCCAGGGTTATCCAGTAGTCTATACAGTACTGGTTTTTTAAACAGTGGTGGTCGCCCTGGTCGATCTTTAACGAATCAAAAAAACAAATAACAGATAGAGACAAACAGACAAACACGAACAGCAAAGATGATAATGATTCTCATTCGCATAGTGATGCTGCCGAACTTTGAGCCAATGGTTTTAATATCCTATGCAATGCCGCTAACTATAAGCATTTTATTGGAGCGGTGGCGTTGATAGTGGCATTGGTGCCAGTTAAGGACCCCTATGGGGGACACGCCCGCAGCCCCACAAGCGATATACCACCTCAGATTTTTGTGTCATTTTCGAGTTTTAGTTTCTCGAAAACTACATTTAGCCCTTGCTACCACTAGCCTGTAGAGGCACACCTGTAAGAAAGAACACATGATTACATTAAGACACCCCTAGACAAAGGTAGCGAATCCCAGTGCAAGTTCTAGGGGGTCTTAATATATATAATAAGAAGGTGCTGGTGGTGGTATCCCTTACCGATGTTAACTAATCCTACATTACCTGTACTTATACCCTAGGTAATATTCATCACTCGTTAACATCCTTTAACATACTCCTATATACTATAGGTATGTAAAGGGGGGGAGGGGGGTCTGTCTCTATATGGGGACCCACCCTTCAAACCCAGTCATAGCAAGGGGTTGTTACCTAGCTTTTTAAGGCTTCCTTTAAGGCTTTTAACTTGTTCTTTAATGACAACCAAGTCTTTTTCAATGCCGCTTGTGCTTGGGATACTAAGGCTGCTAACTTTCTCATCCAAGTTATCAATCCTGCCACGCAGCTGTTCAATTTCTTTTCCAATTTGTCCAACATCATTATCCTCTACTCTAGTTTCTAGTTTAACTAATCGTGACTCTAACGTTGTAGAGTCTACATTTGCTTCCAGTGTTGCCACTTTCTCTTGTAATGTTCCGTATCCAATAGCAGCACCAGCGATTGTACTCGCTAGACCTACCCATACGGAGAATGTTTTAACGTCCATCATCTTAGCATCATCTCCAAGTTGTCTATAGGTTCATAATATGCGTACATATCACCCTCAATAACCATGCTATACTCGTCCCAAGCTACGTTAAGAGCCGTAGGGTTGAGTTCATCAATCGTTATCGTCACAGTATCAAAGAATGCTTGAGTTGTTTCTGTGTCTATTACGAATGCTGCCATGGTATCCATGAGTTGTACGTCTTGTGAGTAGGCTTCGATCATGTTTTTTGTCATGGAAGCTTCAAGCATCGAGTCAATACTAGTGTTATACTGCTGTACATCTTCTTGCTTAATCTCAACTAAGTCGTTAGTGACTGCATACTCTTGTGCATTTATTACTTGTTCTTCAGTACCAGTAGCAATAATCTGAGCTACCTCTGTAACCTCTGCTATATCGCCCGCAGCTTCGATTAGAGACTCTTTAGCGACTTCATAGTCATATTGCTTGTCTAAAATTATCTCGTCTAAGGCGTCATTTGTGACAGCCTCACGGGTACTGCTAGATAATCCCTCTGAATAGAACATATTAAATGTATTAACTTGGTATTGATTTATCTTATATGACTCACCCATATACTGATTAAAGATAACAGTGTTCCCTGCCTCCATAGACTCTTGGGTTTTTTCAGTAAAGTCTGTTAAGCCTTTATCGATGGTGCTATTTATGTCGTTTATACTTTCCTGCAATGACATTGGAATGTACAGCCCGCCCGCTCTGGTTTCGTTTGACAACAGGAGCATCAGGGACAGTATCAGGGTTGTCTTTATAATATTTAATTGCTTGTTCACCGATTAGACCTCCTATCGGACATGGTGTTTTTGCGTTTAACATCGCATGAAATACTCTAGGGTCATTACATAGTACACTAGTTGCAGCGACTTTTAAGCCGAGGTGTTCTAACTGTCTAGATAGCTTAAGCAGCTCACAGGTTTCATCTCTTGTAGAAGAACCGTAAGATAAGCCGATCTGTAAAGTCTGAACCCCTCTCCCATTCGAGACAACACATATATCTTGGTTGTAAACAGGGGCGGCTGCGCCTACCGCTGTGGGTACTGGTGTACCAGCTTGACTTACTACAGTGCTGGTTGTTGTTGTAATAGTCTCTGCTTGCGTATTATTACTAAAGTCACCTTGGTTTGCATCGTTAGCAAACGCAGGGAGGCTTAACATGGCAAGCATTATTAGTTTTTTTACATCCACGTTAGTGACCTTGGTTTATGGTTAATGTTAAAGCCATTAACAAACTTGTCTAACTCGTCCATCATTAGCTTATTCTTTCTGTCTTGCATTTCCATCTCTACATCAGCAGCCATCTGTTCTACCCAATAGGCTACACCCATCGCTAGTGCATCTAATCTATCGTCATGCGCTAGTGATCCCCTATCCTTCGTTATACGAGTCATCTGGTACGTTAACATATACCTCTGAGCTTTCTCAGGGGGATGATGTTGTACGCTGTCAAAGTCCTTTTGGATAACTTTAGGGTCTATGATGAGCTTGTGCTGGTTCATTACAGGCTCTAGTGTATCAATTATACGTAGTTCTTTCTGCTTACTGTGTCGTACTTCTTCCGTAGTAACAGAATATATCTTTCTTAAGAATGGTTTAAGCAGCTCTGTGAACATACCGTCACCAAAGTTACTCTCAATGAGTACCATGTTAACTTTTTGTTCCTTCGCTATGTTACATAACTTCGTTAGCGTAGCTTCATCGTAACCACCTTGGATACCTCCGCAGTCTGCTACGTACAAGTAACCATTAAGCATCTTAACAACAGCATAAGCAGTTTCATCCTGACCTCTACCAGATGGATCGATAACAAGTACAGAACCATCGTACTCGATGTAGTCCCCTAGAATCGCTTCTGGGGCGTAATACTTGTCACCCGCTAGTCCCACATTAGGTAGGTCGCTAATCGGCTTCATAACGCCATACACGAGCTTCTCGGGTGCTTTATCGTTGTCTATCGACATCACCATAAGATCATTCAGCTTCAATGGGTATCTATCCATGTCTGCTAAACTTGTGTCTAACATAAACTGCAATGCAAAACCTGAACGACCATAAGACAGTTCACGTTCTAATAGGTCCTCATCATCAAACCGCAGAGGATCCACTGGATTGCCGTCTAACGGACTTTCGGATGAGTGCATAGCATCCCATAGGGTAGGTGCTAAACGTTCGCCATACGACTTCTCAGCCTTCTCTATGGACGGGTATCTAGCAGTCCAGACTCTCATCTGATAACCACGCTCTGTGAGTGTATTATAAAGACTCATTTCACACTGTGGTGTACCTAGATATAGAATCTTACCTTCAGGTTTGAGTACCGCATCAAATTCCTTAACAGCTTCACCTAGTTTCTCGCGCATCATTTGCGTCATAGAGTTATTAGGTACTTCGATGTCATCTGCGATAATTATGTCTGCCCGACTGCCCGTTAGCTGACCAGTGATACCTACTGATTTAACAGAGGGGCTACCACTAGCCAGCGCGGGTCTTACATCAAACGCGATCTTACTCCACCTTTGCTCACTTGTTGCTATGAGATGTTGGCATATTGGGAGTTCTAGGATCAGACGTTGAGTGAATGTGGAAAAATCGTCAGCTCTTTGTTTCGATGCTGACACTACCATAAACTTCTTTTGTGGATCGAGAAGTAATTGGTGTACCACGAATGCTGCGGTGATATAGGACTTACCTACACCACGAAATGCTTCAATGATTGCTCTACGGGGGCAGTTCTGAATATAGTCTGCCATGTCGTACTGGACAGGAGTTGGATCAGGCAAGTTAAGGTGCTTCCAAACGATATACATAAAGTTACGAAAGTCTTTTAACTGCTCTGGCATCTTTTCCATTATCAATCCTTTTTCTTAAAACCTATCTTAAGTTTAGCGTAAGCTTTAGGTGATATAGTTGAGTTCTTTTTAGATCGGCTTGTGCCTTTCTTTTTTCTTGCGTTAATGTTTGCGTATAGTCCTCGTTTAGCCATTTCTGCTCCTATTCTTACGTTTACTTTGTATTCTTAAGTTACTTGTAGATTTGTTATTTGGGTTTCTGTCTTTATGGTCTACGTCTTTACCTTTAACAGCAGCAGCACCCCTCTTCTTAATCATTAACGATCTTGAAGCGTTACGGGCTGCTCTTCTTTTCTTTTGTTTGTCGCTGCTATGGTAATTAGCGTATTCTTTTTTATAGTTTCTGCTCAATGGGACATCTCCTCAAAAGGTAATGCCTCCAGTAAGTTAGCCATAGGGGACTCTGACGTTACAACCTCGTGAACAGCTCCGTTATCCTTAAGGAACTTTGTCGCTACTGACAATTCTGATGCAGTCGCTTCACCTGATTTAACTTTTGCTAACAAATCTCTAGCTACACTATCGTGCAGTTCGTCTAATATTTTAGTATCCATAATTTATCCTTTCATAACCTTAGCTATCTTCTCACCACTACGTCCTACGACATAGCCGCCTAAGCCAAGCTGTAGTAACGCCCATGCTTCATCACGAAGGGGCGTAGCAAATAACCCGAAGGTATCGCCTACAGCTAGTGCAAGAAAGGTTAGCATTGTTATTGGTCTCCATGCAGCAACGATAAAGTGTTCACTTTGAGCCTCTGATGCGACAATCTTTTGTTGCCCTTCAATACGAGAAGTTTCATAGTCAAACACACGCTGCATAGCAGAAGCTTGGACATCGAGTAGATGCCCTTTTGCTTTTAGTCGTTCATCATCACTAGTGTGTAATTTATCCACTAACTCTGCGGCTGGTTTAAAGATACCAGCAATCAAGTCTGTTACACCTAACATACTATACTCCTACTAATTTAAAGAAACTTCCTAGTCCCATAGATTGACCCCACCAAACAACAGCACCGCCCACAACTAGCCACTTGATTTGTAGCAGGGTGCGGTTGATGCTATCCAGCATCCCTCTAAGCTCATTGGCGTTAGCCGTAAGCATCTTAAGTTGTTCGTCCTGTAGATCCACTCGCCATTCCAAGCGTTCTACTTGTTGTTTTATCTGTTCCATTGTTTGTCCTTTATGATGCTATTTCTAAAATAGTTACTCTTGCTGGATCAAATGATTCAGCGTGTATGTTGACTTGAGCATTATTCTGAGCGCAAGCAAATTTAAGCGTGTAGGTAATTGGTTCAGGTGTCGCTGGTATTGTAGGGGTATCTAAGCATTCAATATAAAAACCTGTATTAATGTTTGAACCTACGTCCTGATAAAGAATACCTTTCTCAGCTATCTTTGTAGCTCCTCTATAAATTGCAACCAATCCTGTTTTACCCCCAGTTGAGGTGCTCAAAGAACACTGAATACCAACTAAAAGCTTACTACCTGTAGCTGTAGGTGTAACAGTTAAAGCCACATCACCAGAGCCTCCAGCTTCCGTACTACTCTTAAAGGTGCTAGTAGTTTGGTTTGCATTACCGTTGGTTATCACGCCTGTTATTGCTTGTTTTACACCCCCAGCATCAATGCCTGTCAAAGATGACCCATCAATATTTGGTAAAGCTCCAGTAAGATTACCACTAGTTAAGCTTGTTAAATTAGAGCCATCAAGTGCTTCGATAGCTCCGTTTGATTTTGTTACAAAGTTTGTGGTATCTACAACACCACCAACGGCTAAATCGTAAGCCTTTGTCATTTGTATATCCTCTTAAAGTTGAGGACATCCTTGTCCGAAATATTATTAGCTTGATCCAATAGCTACATACATGGAATTATCCGCAGCACTAGAACTATGTGAACCATGATTATGGTAAGCTATGCGAATAGAACCTTGTGTTGGCATATTTACCGTATCATACTTTGTTCTCATGTAATTAATACCACCAGAAGGACTTGAGCTTTCCCTGTAAAGGTAGTTATATTGCGAAGCTGCGCTGTATTGTTCAATACCTACATTCAATGCAGACATTCCATTCATGGAGTTGATACCCCCGACTGGACCAGTTCCTCCTTGAGACCCAGATGGTGTTTTACCAGTTCTGTAGTTCCAACGGTTAGTTTGATATGTAGAAGTTGCATCACCGAAACCAAACTGACCAATACCATAAACTATTGAAGAAGAACCTCCGTTAAACAATGTTGAGCCAGTTGCGTTTACTGTCTGCCAGTTCCTTGAAGTGTTAGACCCTATACCTATGTCCTGTACTAAATTACCATTAGTATCAATAACCTGAACCATACCTACACAAAAGTCATTAAAGTAAGTTGGAGTAGTGCCGCCCATCTCGTGTGCAATATAAATACGTTCACTTATTGTATCACTAGCTGTTAACACTGATCCATCCCAAGTAGTACCTGTTAGATCGTAAGGTATATCCACAACATTATACGCTGATGTTTGAGACGTAGAAGGATATGTTGTAGGATTAGCCCAACTAGTTAACATATTAGTACCAGTCCAAGGATTAGGCTGGAAGTTTAACTGGATGTTTCTTGATGCAGAGCGACCTTGTGTATCCGTCACAGTAATGGTAGCCCCTACAACCATCACACTAGAAAGACTAGTAGTGTTTATAGAAGATGAGCTAACTATTCCTGTTGATGAATCAATA